CCATCATCACCTGCTCCCTGTAAATTATATCCTACATGTTCATTCCTAATTGCTGCCATAAAATCCATTTCACCCCTATATTCAGTGAGCCCTTCTGGCCCTAAAAGGTGGGTAAGATCACCTTGACCCCCATTGGCAATTATCTGTAAATCATCAGTTGTATAAGATAAATAAGGGGGTTCACTATGCCAAACTACTTGCACCCCCATCTCATTTAATGCATCTCTAGCTTGATTAAAAAATGGATTGTTGTTATAAATACCACTAACTAAATCATGTATATCTAGCCCCTCACGATAAATACCATCTGATATTGTTGTGGGTATTTGATCAAGTTCATAATCTGTACCCCAAGATGATCCAGAAACATCTAAAATAGCATCACCATTTCTATTTGGGCCCATGGCAATAAATTCCGGATGCCCAGCAAGTTCATATCTTTTTATAAGCCCCATCACCCTATCTAGATTAGGCCGATTTTCGACCATTTCACCATTAGCAGTCCACTCACCCAATAGGTTTTCATTTATAGCATCCCCTTTAAATGCATTATCGTATTGGGCTGAGGAAGTAAGTTCATCATCAATATCATTAAAATATTGGAATCTAGGAGGGTAAATTTCATTAGGATCCCTAACAATTTTTACTCCAGCTTCCTCTAATTCAGCAGAAATATGAGACAGCTCTATTGGTCGTGTTTCAGGATGCATAAGTAGTTTATATTGGTTATCAAATTGTATCCCCCCACCACCTGCTAAATTATCTCTAAATCTTTGTAATTGGTCCCCGACTTCCAATTGTCTCATAGTTTCCAAAGCATTTTCAAGATTTTCTGTTGCTTGGTCGGTAAGACGCATATCATCCAAAGCTCTAGCAAAATCTTGAGAACTATCATAAAAATCCTGCAGCCCTTCAGCCCCAGGATGTAGAGCTTCAAAATTTTCAGTAGTAGCAAATGGTCTAGTTCCATCTGGCATTTCATTTGAGGAAAACCCTAACTCATCCAAGTCATTTACATAATCAGGCACCATTTCTTGGTCAGGGTGGAAAGGTCCACCAGCCTGTGTTGCTTGTTGATTCCTGTTAACTGTAAATGGTTCAATTCTCATTGGTGAAGACCCTAATTTTATAATTTCTGGTTTTAGGCCAAGTTTTTTAAAGATTTTACTACCTTTATTCCCTTTCATTATATTAGGTAAAACATTCTCATATAACACTTTAATATGTTCCAACCCAATATCAAAAGGTTCCAAATCTTCACCTTGAAGTATAGTTTTGCCTTTTGTTTTAGCTTTTTCCCGGATACGATTGGCGATCACATCACCAAAAGCACGAGTTAAATTTGTGTCCTGATGATAATCATTACCTTCCTTATTAATCTTAATTAAATTATCATTTCTATCATATAATTCGATATGATATGGATATTCAGCCCCTGTTACTTCTGTTTTACCACTTATAGGTACATCCCCAATTAATCTATAAGCTTCATCTTCCATGCCAGCTGGTCTCCCAGTTTCAACTTTATTAATTTGAAATTTAGCATTAGCAGGCATCCGTTTAACTTTTATTTTATGAACTTTTTTTATGTAAGATGGATATAATTTTTTATGAATTTCATAATTTCCAAATGAAACCCTATCATATCCATCATCAATTGCCTTTTTCAAGATCTTCTTTAGAGCTAATTCCATCCATTTTACATTATCCCCAGGGCTAATAAATGGCATCTTTTTTACACTATTCGCTACATCATGTCCATATAATCTCTCATCTACAGCATTTTTACTTGTTCGTAATTCATCTTTCATCCTGTGATATTGGTCCAACTCTACTTTATTATCAGCCTTCTCATCAGCATATTCTTTTGCTTCCTTTGGTCTCCCTTCTGGAGTATCCAATTTATCAATTTTTCTCTGTAGATAAAGATTCTGTCTGTTTAATTCATAGATATGGTCATCAATTACTTCAAAATCCCAAGCACCACTTTTATGGGCCTGTTTATACCAATCAGATTGTAATTCAAATACATTCAATTGTTTTTCACCACTCTGAGTACCTACCCCAACTCGATCATCCATCCTTAAATGAAATACTGCATTTTCTTCAAAGTGTTGCTTGGTTGCACTTGATTTAAATGCAGGTCTACCATGTTCAAGAGCTAATTTAGCATCTATATCTTCTGGATATTCAACAGGATACATTTGTTCAATTATTTCTTGTTCTTTGTTCGTTAGTTCCTCAAACGGCTTTGCTTTTACCCTCTCAGACAATTCGTTCAAATTATTTGATGTCCGAAGAGTCATTGCTGGTTTTTTGCCATGGTAAGTCATTACATATGTTTGTTGATTATGGCCTCCTTTTGGAGCATAACTATCACTATAGGCACGACCACCACTAAAAGTGGATTCTCTTAAATCCAAATTATTTTGTGCCCAAAAATCTTCAAGATCATTTAAAGAAATTGTTGTAAATCTTTTTTTACCTTCAATTTTTTTATTTTCATATTTATCAAGCCAATCATCAAAACCTGTGTATTCCCTGATTTGTTTGTTATAAAGCCTTTTGGATGGATCAGTTTCATTTACCATCCCTTTTAATCTATCTTTTGCGATAATTACATCACCATCTTTTGCTTCAGCTTTTAATTTATCAAATAACGAGGCTGTTTCATCCATTCCTAAATTCCCAAATATTGGATCACCACGGCCTAGTATCCTATTATTTTTTGGGTAATTAAAAACTTTATTCAATACTTCCCCTGAATCAAGCATTTTTGGGACCTTCGATACCAACTGTTTAACCGCACTGCCTGCCATAAATGGAAGTGTAAGGGCTGCTCCTGGTGCAAGTAATTCACCAGCTAACCCCGACCCTGACCCTGGGGTACCACCCAATTCAGAATAGATATCCCGACTTGTACCTTTAAATTCCGGAACAAAGTTTTTCTCCTCATAGCCTGGGTATCCGCCAGGTCTCATTTGTGTTAACCGTTGTGCATGTGAAGTTCCGGCTCCTCCTGCAGTTAATTCAACTAAATCCATCGGGAGACCTGCCTCGGCTGCAAGAGTACCTTTTACAAAATCTACACCACTCAAGAGATCAGCTTTTGCTTCTTGTTCTTCACGATTACGAAATATTTTATTTTTCTCATACTCTGGGAGGGAATCCCATTCCGCTTTCCGGATATTTTTAGGACGCTTCCTTAAACCTTGACGTTTACGCATTAGGTAAGTTTGGTTGTGGAGGGGCTTGTTGTTGTTGTTGTTGTTGTTGTGCTAATTGAGCTTGGAGTAGGGCAGTATTTTGTCTCATTTCCTCACGATCTCTTTCCATCATTGCTTTTATTTTAGAACCATCCATCTGTGTATTATACTTTGCTTGCATATCCATTATGGACAGTTCTGCCTGAGACTCAATACGATCCTTTTCCCTATCATCCAATCTAAGCATTTTCTCACGTTCAAGTTCAAGCTTACCCATATCATTTTGGGCATCAGCTTGAGCTTTCTGAGCTTGAATTTGAATATACTGTTCCTCTGGAGTAGGTTGTGGTGGTTCCTGAGGGGGAGCTTGATATTGAGCTGGATCGGTAAAAAATGAATTTGGATCTTTGAATCCTGCCAACTCTACCATACGGGAGAGAGTCGTATGATATTGGCCCAAATTAACAATAGGATTTTCCAACCCAAACTGCTGAAGCAGGGTTTCCTGTTTTTGGGCCACGGTTGACAGGAAGTTCATCTTTTCTGCATCATTTGCAGCACCAAGAGGAATATCAACTAAAATATCCATGTCAGCATCCCAATACCTAGGATCTATTGGAACCCATTCGTTCCTTAACCTAGTCATTGTTTCTCTGTCTTGATGTTTATGAATCAACTGTAATATACCTTTATAAAGAGGTTTCATACCAGATTCAGCAAATATCCGTGCAATTAATTCGATATGAGCTTGAGATGCTTTAACTGTTGAATCAACAGCAAGTCTAGTTGCAGATTGTAAATTCTCTGAATCAAGACCTTGAGAAGCTTTGGTAATACCTGTCCTAGTTGATTTAATTTCGTCAAGCATACCAAGGATTGGTAGAGCCTGTTGTCCGACAAATGGCATATCCAACTGTTGAACTGCTCCTGGTGCTCTAGCTCTAATTACAGAACCAACTTCTGTATTTAAAACATCTTTTATATTCACCATATTTTCTTGGATTAACATCCTAGGATTAACTGCCATCACAAGGGAATCCATTACATTCCTTAAAATAGCTGATTTAATCCGTTGGATATCTGCAACAATATCGGTAATTGAAGCTCCAACTGCAGTATGAGGCTCAGGGGCAGGACAAAACATAACAAATGGAATATAATCACAATGTGAATTATCCACAACATTATGTGTATTACCTATTGTACATATCCTTCTTAATTCTGATATACCATCTTGATCAACATCAAGGTTAATATAAGATTCGCAATAAAGAACTTTCCTTTGGGCTGGTTCCATATTGGCCCGTCCACGGTCAGGGGTTTCTGAGTGTCTGGAAATAAATTCTTCATTAGTACCAAATGATTCATCTGTGGATGCATATTCCTCAAGTAATTCTGGATCATAACCTAAACTTGTTAATTCGGAGATTGTTTTATAGGAACGATGGGCAACTATATCTGCTTCTGTAACACTTTTTGCCCTGCGATCAATAATAAATTCTTCTGGTGGCAGAGCCTCAACCCTAATTTTACCTTTTTTACTTCTTTTCTTAACAGTAACATTATAAAGTGGGATCCCATCAAGTGTTTCTTCGGTTGTCTCCATTTCCACAGATTCAACATCTTCGGCCCCTGCAAGCATTTGAGCTTGTTGTTCATCAAGACCACTGAATTTTGAAGCAGTTACTTTCTCAGCTTCTTCCCACCAATACTTCATTATACCAGTACGTCTAATCAGAGCATCCTGGAATACTGACATTAATGTTTTAAAAAAATCTGGTTGTTGTTCTATCAGTAAATTATTAATGTATTCCGAGCATTGTTCAGCCATCTGCACATCTTCAGGACCATTTGGGGCAAATGACATTATCCGTTTACTACCGAAGAATATCCTCATCATTGAAGGCAGTATTTGATTTACGGTATCACGAACATCGTATGAAACAACTCCAGATCTACCTTCATCATCTTGTTCCGGTATATGTCCAGAATAGTATTTACCAGATGTTATTCGATCCTGGCCTAACTCATCATCAGAATATGAAATAGCATCATCAAGGAGATAACCAATGTATGATTTAACTTCTTCATCAGTCATTTCCTCTTCAGGTGTAATTTCCTCTATTTCTTCCATTTCACCTGTATCATTATAATCACTAATCTCTGCCATTTTCCCTTTTTATAAAAGTATCATAATCGGTATCTGATTTTTCTTTGTTACAGTTTAAACAACTAACAACTAGATATTTTAAACTTTTTGCTTGTGTTCTTGTTAATTTACCTCTTGGTACTTTATGATCGATATGAAAATGATCAGGTAAAATTTCTATCCCACAATAATGGCAGTAAGCAATAACTGATTCCAAACCCATTGCTTGAACCCAAAGCCGGATATATGTTTCCCTGTTATACCCACCTCTAGTTATATCTTTTTCTTTATCCCTTAAATCCTTTACTACCCATTTACATTTTTTACTGCAGTATTTCTGTCTGGCATATTGTGCTCTGTCTGGTTGGTATTCTTTATTGCAATGTTCGCAAACCTTTTTTTGTGGTAGTTTTTTTGGAGGCATATATTCCCTTATGGTATCACAATCTAAACAACAACCTAAGGCTATTGTTATACAATTCCAGGAATATTACGCATAAGAGGCTTCCGCCAACCAGCACTTAACCCAGCAGTAGTGGCAGCATTACCTGCAAATGTTAATACAAATGCATCAGCATAATCTGGAGAACCACGATGGCCTATACGTTTTTTCATTTCATCCTTTGTTTCCATCCTAATTTTTCCAGATGATTCAAAGGAGTACCTAGGAGAACATAATTCGAACATTAGACGTTCATCTCTGGGGATACGGCAGTGCCGTTGTTCAAACCATTCTTTAGCTTTGTGCCAAAGCTCAGCTCTTAAATTTTTATATTGGTTAGATAGAGCAGCAGATTCTCCAGTATTTATTCCAACAATCGGAAGCCCGAGCTCTAACCCCCTGTCAACTATAGAGGCTCCAACACCAACAACGTCCACTAAAATTTCTACGGGAGCTTCTTGTTCATCTTGTGCTTTCTGATATTCTGCATTAACTATACCCATTAATTTCATTGTATCAAGTTTTGCCCATGATTTAATTGGTTCCATAACTGTGTTTCCTCTCCGTTTACATAAAGCTGATTTATCAGAGCCATACCTAGCAACATCTAAGCCCCATGAAATACCACCTTGAGTTGGATCTACATCTCTTACAACTGCACTTTCAACTAATTCATTAGAAATAATAGTATCATCTGACGATTCTGCAAATTCCCCTAGAACACGAATGCGATATGTATTAGAATCAATACCATAGCGTTCGGCCATTTCATCAATATATTCCTGTTTTACCCGTGGTGATGATTCACAACTAACAGTGAGGGTCCACCATCTGTCTGCTAACCTAGTGAATGCATCATGGAAATAGCCTTCTGGCCGGGTTGGGTTTCCGAGAAGTAATAAAGTTGCATTACCAGATAAAGAACCACCTGCTGCTGAAAATATAGCATCATCAACTGAACTAGCTTCATCAACAATCAGTAAAACTTTATCAGAGTGGATACCCTGGAGTGCCTCTGGAGTTTCTTTACGTGCAGTTCTACACGATATAAACGACCCAGATGGGTCTGATTTTAGTACTATTCTTTCACTAAATACTTCAAATAATTTATTCAGGGCAGGAGGTAACCGGATAAGCTGGGATTTTAATTCAGCAAACAGAGCATCGAATAGTTGTGAAGCTGTAGGTGCAGTACAGACAGTTTTTTGTGGATAATGACATAACATATGATGCATCATTAGCCAGGCTGCACAGGTTGATTTGCCTACACCGTGGCCAGATTTAACGGCAAGAAGTCTGGAATTCATAGACTCCTCCATTACTTTCTTTTGCCATTCATCTGGTTCTTCCTCTAAGATATCCCTGACGAATTGTACTGGATCATCCCTGTATTTTGTGATGAATTCAGTGAAGATGTTTGGTTTAGTTGCTGAATGTGACATAAATCCTTTGGTAATGAACTGATATGATTCAAAGCCTCGTCTGGTACCCAGTAACTTGACGAGGTTCTTCCGTTATTGTTATGATACCACTCCTCATGTGCAAATACTTCAGGAGCAGATATCCAACCTTTTAACTCATAAACCCCATAAGAACCAATAACTAAAATATAATATTTATCTTTTTTATCCCTTTTCTTAAGAAATAACTCATCCTCTGGATGTGGCCTTGTTCTAACCTCGTAGTGTTCACCAACATCCGTCGAATCATAACCTGTAATGCCAGTTGGATAAACCCCCAAATACTTAGCCAGTGCAAATTCACCAAGTGCACCTTCGATAGAATTACCCCATAACCCTTTAGCACCAGGGTTACCCCACGATTCCTTATAATTCTCTAGACTTTTTCCACTTTTTGAACGTTGTAGGCATTTTAACTGCCTTTGGAGACCGACTGTTGCTCCAATTGATAACTCGGCTGGACTCAGAGTCACCATCAATGATTTGGTACACATTAATTTCATTTTCTCTCCCCGGAGTATCTATAATCCATACTCCATAACCTTTTGGTAATTTGTTTTCCAACCAATGAAACATTTTCTCAGCATGTTCCCTGGTATCACATTTAACTAACCCCGACCCACTTTCACTAATTTGCTTCTTCAAATCATCAAGGATCGGTTTTGATAATTTCTTTATCATATGGAATAGTATAAAAAGTATCTTCAACATCCAAATCAACACAATCATAAGCTAAATAAGTACAACAATTCCCTCTGTGCTTTGGATACTCCCTCAAAATCTTAGCATGGACCAATCTCATCCTTCCCTCGTGCAATTCATCTTCTACTTCAAAATATACCTTATCCCCAATTCTAGGGGGTTTCGTTATATCCTTATCCATATCCTTTTTTCTTTCATCTAACACTGTTTTAGAGATGTTCTTGATTGGTTTCATTGTTTTCCTATCATACTTTTTTTTATCCTTGTGAATTTGAGTTCCACGGTTAAGAATACCCTTGCCCATATCAGAAAAATTAGGTTCGTTTTTTGCAAAAATTTTTTAGTAAATATTTTGGGTGTGTGTTACCTTATGCAATCTGCACCCCCGGTGGGGATGGCCCCGGGGGGCAAAGATCAGCAAATATATAGGTAACAGTAGGCCTAGACTCAGAACAGCCCTACACACCCAATGTGTTCAGTAAGTACATATTTGAACACTTTATGCCTAAATATTGATATTATTAACATTTTTTACGTTAAAATCTGAATTCTGGTCCCATGCCCACATGGGAATGACTAATCCAGGACCCTCTAACCTTAGCCCCTTCTGTTGTTATTAATAATACTTACCCTAACTATACTTACCTTAACTATACTTATGTTAACTATATTTACCTTAACTATAGTTTAGTGCCTATAGTTTAATTAGATATAGATTAATATAGT